CATATGCAGGAGGAGGCGTAAGTACTACTGACCCACGCCGTCCTTTATTTACTGGTGGTACTTCTTATTAGTCGTCGTTTGCAAGCTTTGCAAAGTAAGACATTGTATCGTCGGTATCGTCCAACTTAACTTCTTCGGCAGTTACCGGTTCAGCTACTCGATACTCGGGTGCTGGTGCAGGAACATTCATTTGAGATTCCTGTGCCATGGTTGGTGCACCCATAGACATTTCCTCACCTAGAACTCGAGCCAACTTGGTCTTTAGTTCATCGTAAGTCTTATAGTTCTTAGGATCAGTAAACTCTGTAAGTGAGTGCATTTGATTATATACTGATTCTAACTTTGCTTCATCGCCACCGTGTAAAGGTGATTGAGAAGCAAACTCTGATTTATCGTAGTTACGATAACCTTCAACCTGACGAATCTTAAGTTTAAAGTCCGCACCATCCCAGAAGTCAAATGGGTTGACCGGCTTTTCGTCTGCAAAGGTTGGCTGCATAACATCCATGATCTTGTCAAAGATCTTTTTACCGAACTTGTAAAGTACAACACGACCTACGTTATCTGGTGCAGAGGGATCTTCTACAACCAAGGCGTTAACTACGTAGTGGAGTCGCCGCTTTTGTTTACGCGCTGTTTCTTTGTCTTCTTCGTGTCCTGAATTCCAAAGTCTGGAGTTAAGCTCCCCGACTGGATCAGGTTGACCAATAGATGTAAGGCTGTTTTCGATATACCATAAACCGGTTGGTCCTTTAAATCCGTGGTCCCAATATCTGACCCACGGTAGTTCTGAACCTTCGGCTGCTGGCAAGAATCGTAGTACTGCATATCCGTTCCCCGCTTTGTCAACTGTTGGTTTCCAAATACGTTCATCGTCATAGTTTTTCTTTTCTCCGCCGCCGGCTCCGGCTGCTTCTGCTGCTTTGACGAGTTGGGAAATATCTGTACCGCGATTGCGTTTAAGTGCTTCAAATGACATTTGTATGTTCCTTGTATTGCTGAAATATGTTTTTTATTATAACACAGTATGACTGTAATGTACAACTATTTATATTCATCTTATTCGAAAAATGCTGAATCCAATGAATTAGTTTTTGGTAAGAAGTTAAGGCCCATAGCTTCGGCTTCAATCTTACCTTTGATAATTGGTGATATAAACTTGTTAATATCTTCTAGTTCAATATCGTTCTTATCACAAAGATGTATGATGGCGTCCATATAACTTATCTTTAAATCATAAACCGTATTCTCTACGAGTTTAGTAAAGCGATTTTTATTTAAGAACTGTAGTTCTATTGTCATCTATCCATAACCCTTAGTAAGATTGTATCACTATTGATACGACCGTTAGGTACTCTTTCTTTAGTTTTTAGATCATTCCATGCTTTATCGATTTGCTTTGGGCTTCGATCAAATATTTCTGGAAAGAACTCAGCCGGCTTACGTAGATTGCGACACCTACTGTTAACCTTGTCAAAGTTCTTAATTGTTGTACCAGAGATTTCGAAACCCTTAGTATCTTGAGTTATATATTCACTTATTACACGAGTCTTTGTGTTAAACGTGAAAAGCCGAGTACCGCCGACCACTTTGATCGGCGGTATCGACACTAGCTTATATTCAGTATCTTCTTTCTTATACTGAACTCGAGCTATTTGTTTATCCGCAGACTTTGGTTGTTTAACCCGCGTTGCACGAGTTGCTTTTGCTGCGGAACGGATACGATCGCAATCATTCAGCATGGACTGACATGCTTTGATCCTCCGGTTGAGTTCTGGTCTTTTCAAATGGGCATATCCCTCCACTGCGTCATTGCAGCGTTTGTGGTATGCATCTTCATAATCAAGTAACCAGCCTTCAATTACTTCTCTAACTGGCTTTACTGCACTGCCAGATAGACCGTGTCTTTTAAACTCTTGGTATATATCCAACTCGGCTTTGTCACCGTCCATCCACGCATCTTCTAGGGACAGCAGGTCCTGCATGATAGTATTACTAATCTTCTTTTGCAGTCTTTGCTGAGGAGACAGTGTAACAACATTAGCCGAGTCTTTTGCTTTTGCTTGCTTTTCAAAGTAAATTTCTTTACCTATCTTAACGAGATCTATAATGTAGTTAGTTAAACCGTCAGCATATTTACTAGATTTTTCGTCTAGTTTAAGTCCGGTGTTAATCCAAAAAGCGGTAGCACAATAGTGTGTAAACATATAGAACTTGTAATCAGGATTTGCTAATGCAAACTTTTGATTTTTCTTGTCAACGTTAGATTTAATGTAAGTTTTAAACGTACTAACAAGATCTTTACGTTCTACATCGATATGGAAGTAACTCTTTACAGCATCAAAACCTTTATCTATAGGTGCACCAGTAAGACCAGTGCGTGCTCTTGCTTTCACTTTGCGTTTACGTACAGCCATTATTCTTTACCTCTATTACGTTGAGCTTCTAAAAGTTCGAGTACTCTATCAGCCTGGTTAAGTATAAATGCTTTTTGCAAATCCTTTGACCCCCAATCTTCTTTGATTGTCCTGGCCAAGGCCGATGCAGCTACTGTTAACTCACCATACTTATATGCATGTGTATTTTCTATTGACATTTTTAGCTCCTCATTTTTTATTCTATATCTATTCTACCACAGTTCTCAGCAAAAGTACACCATAAAATGCACTTAATTGCATTTTTTTATCTACGCATATTTGCAATGGCAACAGCATCATTACTATCTTTGCGAATAGGTACCATGTTTGATTTGTGTAGAGTGCCGATACCAGCGATCTCATCACCTGTATACTGATTAGCTTTACGCTTACCTGCAACTGGCATGATACGATCGCTGGTTGGCAGTGCACCATCGCTGGTAGTATATGATGGAAGACTAGCTTTCCACTTTGGACCACCTTTGGTATACCCTAAAGACTTGAGGAGCTTAGCCGTTTCCTGTTCGGCTTGGCGAACAGCGGCAGTCTTTTTACGAGCTTTACGCTTGCGAGTATTAATAGTGGTCATACCACGAACGAGATGCATAGTCATAGGTATCCTCCTCAATTGTGTAGATCTATTCTACCACAGTTTTATAGAAAAGTACACCATTAATTAATAAATATGCACTAATTTATCTTTTCCCTTGTCACCTGTGAAATGAATAAATTTACTTTTTTCAATAGGAGGCTGATATTTTTCCCATCGCTGGTCATTAAATCTTAGTGGTAATTCAGTTACATCAAAATCATGCATGATAAGCATAGCGTTCAAATAACCTTGATCATACTTTTGAAACTGGTGGCCATTTGTTGGACCAAAGGGAATCCTAGTATAGTACTCGAGCATAGACTTGAATTGCTTCCTTGCCTTCAAACGACCTTTCTTAGACCATAATATAACACCACTGTTTATGAACTGATCTAACTCAGGGTGTGTGGTAGATTTCTTCCATTGAAACCAATTGTGATAGTGTCGACGTATTGCATCATGTGCTTCTACCTCGTAATTAAACCAACCATTTGAAAACGTTTGGTTTTTTCGGGCAATGTACTTTACAAGATCTTCATCTAGCTCGGTAATATGTCTATCCATTACACCACCGACATCACCTATATTATTTGCATAGTCAAAGATGTTATCGATATTTTTAGTTGCATATACATCACAGTCTACGTATAAGATGTAATCATAAACATCTAGTGTGTTATCATATACTGGTCTCAATGACTCAAAGAAAGGACTAGGTGCGTTTACAGTTTGCTGTTCATACCACATGTATTCAACATTAAACTTCTTAGCATAATCTTCGAAGCTACGTCTAGAAACTAAACCCCACTCAGGCACTTTGGTATATTTGTATTTTTTACCATCACCCCTTATGTAGTATTGTATAATCAGATTCCGCATAGTGTCCTTTGTTTCTCATTGAATCAATACGTTCTTCAAGATATTTTGCAATTACTTGAAACTTATCATAATCCGGATGTTCCGGACCGTACGATGATTTGATCTTACGTATTTCACCATCGAAAACGCGGCAAGCCATCATACGGTCTGAAGATAAATTACTGTACTGCGGCATCGTTGATAGCATCTACGATTACTTGAGCTTCAGCAAGTTCATCTGCTTTTTGCTTAGCTACATTATCGTCAAGTTCTTTGAACGCTTTTGTTTCACGCAGCTTTTCAAGTAAG